TGAACCGTCAAACTCCAACGCCAAACGCCCGCCCTCTTTCACCAACGCCCCACCCGTGTAAATCGTCGGCTCGTTTGCAGGTGCTGCGGCTGTCGCTGTGTTCCCGTTTCCTGATTGGTCAAGCCACTGATACAGCGTGCAAGTCGTACCCGTGCAGAACGTCGTAATAGCTGCCTCGTCGATGTTGCCTGAAGCGTCGAAGCCGATTGTAGTGGTCGTGCTATCCGATGCCCTGCGGATCACCATACATTCGGTATTGTCTCGCTTGAGTTGTCTCACCGAATAAGCCGCTTCTGCTCCTGAGCCGAATTGTTCGTCAAGGAGTTTCGCGCTTTGGTAGTAGGCTGAGATATTGCCTTCGATGTCGGTGCGGTTTCCTGCGGATTCTTGGTCGCTCTCGTATATAATTAATTCACTAAAAGTTCCCGTTATGCTAAAAGTTCCCGTTGAACGCCCTCCAACATTGCTCGTTGTTACGTTCGTTGTGGTTTCGCCAATTAAAGTACCTAATTTAAAAGCGTTGCTGTACGTGTCGTAGACATCATTTCGGTTGTTTATTGTAACCGCGACACCATCAACATAAAAACTGCCGTTCGTAAATCCATCATATTTTGAACTGACGCTCCCATCGTCTGCAATTGGTACGAAATAATCCGTTTCTTGAGAGTGCAAAATCCATCTTTTCGATGTGCCGCCCGTTGCGTTCATTGCCCAGAAATAACTTAATTCTGTGCCACTTGTTATAGATAGACCACTTAAACTGTGGTAATCGTTTGCGTCAAAGTCCAAAGACAATCGCCCGCCTTCCTTTACTAGCTGACCGCCCGTGTAAATGGTAGGTTGTTTCGTGCTATCTGTTTGAGTTGCATCGTTGCCGCTTCCCGTGCCGCCCGTCTGACTCTGGTCATGCCAGACTTGGACTGTACACGAAGTTCCCGTGCAAAAGGTCGTTATGGCTGATTCATTAATCTCCTCACCTACGAACCCAATCGCTTGCGTTGTTCCATCGCTTGCCCGTCTAATGGTCATGCAAGCCCCTGAGTAGTTCCCGTTCAATCTACGCGTGCCGTATGCGGCCGCTGCTCCGCTTCCATACGTCTCGTTGAGTAACCCCGTGAACGCGGGTGCTGCGGTTACTTCCTCCCATGTTTGAAGCAACGTGAACGGTGGCACGCCATACGTTGCGCCGTCTTCAAAGCCTTCAAAGGTCGCCACGGTATCCGCGTAAGCGGTATCATCGGCAAACGTATGAATCAAAGTATAGTCACCGATTACGTCCGCGTCTGTAATGAATCCCGTTTTGTGGTAAATCTTCCGCACGATTACTTTGCCCGCTGCTGGCGTGTCGCTTTCGGGATCGATGAAAACGCCGTCGCCCTCCGATTTCACAGAGTACGCACGTTCTGCAAATATCGTGGGCATAACCTTGCCGGTTTCTACTTCGTCCTCGAAGCGGTTGGTGTAGCTATCCTGAGACGTAAAAGCGTTTGTGGCGCTGTTGTATATAAGCGCTTGATTACCTGCCGGCGTGCCAACTATCGAAACGTCGCTTAAGTCGCTTAAATCGGTCGGTATCGTATTCAGTTCGGTTTGTAAACCCGTAACGCTGTTAATGGGAATGTGTATTTCGTCTTGATCAATCGTAACCCATTCGCCTTGCTGGTATGCAATTAGTTGCCCGTCGCTAGGCGTGCCCGTATCAACGTCGTTTAAATCATCGAAGTTTAATATAACCGTGCCCGTCAAGCCGTTCACGCTGTCCACCAAGCCGCCCGCGTCATCCGCCGGTACCCAGTTGCCCGTTGCAGCGTCGTAACTCAATATTTGATTATCCGTAACGCCTGCAACATCGACGTTGTAAAGATCGCCAAGCATTGCGCCCGTTACCGGCGTGCCTTGCGCTATCTCCACATCATCGCGCTTTATCCGAAACGTAAAGGTGAGGGATTGACCGTAACGCCGTGGTGCATCAATTACGTCGATATCGACATCATTGAACTGCACGCTTTCCACGTTTACAGCGTTGTAAGTGCCGCTTACGCGATCCAAAGCGCCGCGCACCTTGTCGCCTAAATCTGCCGCGCCATTGTACGTATCAGCATAACACAGAAACTCAAAGCGTACCTCATCGAGCTTACTCGGTCCGTCGTGCGTATCTTCAGGCGCTACGCTTTGCAGCTGGTAAACGATCAGAGGTAACGCGGTCTCCTGCTCTGCTACTTCCGGAAATATTTTAGTGCCAACAATCGCAGTCACTTCCGCGTTCGTGCTTAGTATTCCATATACTGCTTTACCTGCGTTCATTTTTTCGTTGTTTTTGCTTTTGCCTTTACCGCTTTATCAATCGCGTTTTTGTACTTCTTAATCATAAGTTGCTCGGCGGCGTTGCGCTTGTTCTTTATAGAGCGTGCAAATACGCCTTTATTTCTTCCAACGCCGAAACTCTGATCGCCGCCCTCGACAATATTTGCAAACCAGCCATCCGATCGCAATGGCATTTTTTTACCTACTCGCGGCCCCACCCAATACGCATTTTGCTGCTTGTCAATTAACCAAACGCGCACCGACCGGTTAAGCGTACCAATTGGAATATCTAACGGCTTCGCTTTGCCCCTGCGAATGCGTACCACCTCGTCAGCGTCTTGGATATTTCTAACCATCTCATCCTTAAACAACTTACCTGCGGCTCTGTGAATTCGGCGCTGTACGTTTTTTTGGTTTATCTCTTTGCGCATTGCTTCAAACTGTTGCAAGAGCGGTTTGATATCTGCGCCAATGCCTTCGAAACCTATGCCGCCGCCTTTACCCTCAAGTGACCCCTGTGCCATGTGTTCCAGTTATTTCGCAAAGCAATATCAATTGGTCGTTACGTCCTACCTCCTCGATGCCTTGAATGGTGTATGTATTCGAGTTATAAATTACTCGGTCCGCTGGGTTAATCGCTCGGCTGTCGGTGCTGCTTCGAATCTTAAAGCGCAGACGCTGCACCGGCATATCTTGATTGCCTGTGATATTTTCGTCCATGCTAATTCCCGTTTTCATAAGCTCCGCCCATACAGTTATGTACGTTGCCCAATTTAACTGACGTTCGCCATATGTATTTGTTGTGGTGGTGTATCTCTGTACTTCCACGCGCCGATCACTTAGCCCTATCCTCATACTGAAGTAATTACGCGGTAAGGATTTAGGATGGCATAAAGTCCAATTGGCAACATGGTTAAAAGCGATCCGGAAATAATGGGCTGCCTTTGTTCGTAAAGGTGTGCGACCATCCAGCGAATGGCAGTTATAAACGGCTGCGGTATATCGGCTTCCGCGTATCCTACGTTCATATTTATTTGCACAGCGTTGAAAGTGTCGTCGTAAAGATCCGGCACATTGTCAAACGTCATGCGTGTCGCTTTTGTTTTTATGTCGAACCAATATTTCGCCGTTGGTAGCGTAGCGGTTTGGTTTGCCGTGTCTGTATAGGTCACGGAAGCAATCGAATTAACTGGGCCAATTGGAAAACGGACGTTATAAAAATAATCCATATAACCCACGGCGCTCACGTCGCCCAGTCGCGTGTTGCAATAATCTTCGATCCATGCAATTGCTGCATCTCTGTAGGCTTCAATTAACGTGTCTTCGTCTGTATGGTCAACGCGCAAATGCTCTTTAAGCTGTGCCACGGTGATAATGCTATTCAGGTCGGGCGTGCCTGTTATTTCTACGGTCATCATGTCGCTAAAATACGGACAAAAAAAAGAGGGACCGAAGCCCCCCTTTCTTGTTAAACTATACTCGAACAAATTATGCGCTCAACTTCGTAGCTGTTGCCAACGCTTGCGGTTGTCGCAAATCGAAATCAAAGAATCGGTTTACGTGCAAAGCAATCTGTGCCGTTCCTGCATCGCTGTAAGGATCAACAAGCAAGTCGATACCTCCAAAGTATGCCATAATTGCGCCCTGTGCGAAGTTACCGAAAATCATGTTTCCGCCAACTGTAGAACCGCCTACAGCTGCATCAAGCACAGAGTTTACCAAGTATGGTGTGGCTACGGCTCGATACATATTAAATTGGCCATTTTCCCACAAAGCATTGACCGCGCTAACCTGCGCTAAAGCCTTAGAAAGCTCGTAAGCCTTTGGACTCATAACGTAAGCTGAAGTTGCAAGGTTTCCACCGTCTGCAAGTACCGCCGTCTCCATTGCGTTTACAATAGCTGCGTCCAAAGCATCATCAGCTGTTACCACTTGATTAACGGCAGTTGACGCCATGATAGTATCAAAACCGAAGTCATCAACGTAAGCATTCATAGCGGCGGCCAACTCGTTTGCGATTAAAGAATCGATTTCCGAACCTCCCTGCAAAATGAGTTGTTTTGAATACTTGGTCTTCGCTGCAACTCGCTGCGGATTAAGAGTGAGCTGGTCCATGTCCAAGCCAGAATCTGCATCGGCTGAAACTTCTGTTTCTCCTGTTCCAGTTGCTTTTGTGCTTACCCGTGGGAATTGCAAGTTACCGGTAGCGTTTCGAATTACAGTTGTGCCCAATCCTTCGAGTACCGTAGGCGCTCGCAATGCTTCGATTGCAGCAGGTACCACAGTTGGAACAAATCCCGCACCGGCTTCGCCTGCACCCGCTTGGAAGTCGTCAGCAGTACGCAAAGCGATTGAAGGAATTGCAATCTGTCCAGCCATCTGCAAGCCCTGTGAGCGTGCTTCTTTGCTTGCCTCACTTGCCCATTCTGCTTCTGCACCTTCCAAGTTTCGACCGTTTGCAACGGCAGCTACCGCACGGCTTAGGGAAAAAGAACCGTTTACGCGCTCAACTTCGCGCTGCTCTGATGCGCCTGCGCTTCCTGTTTGCGCCATGCGTGCTACCATTTCCTGCTCCCGTGTCTTGTGCTTGATCTTCACGTCCAAATCTTGGATCATGTTATCGAGCTTGTCACATCGCTCTTGCTCTGCTTCAGTTAATACGCGGCCTTCTGAGTCCGCCTTTTGGCCTACTGCTACGAATTCCTCGTAATGCGCAGAACGCTGGCCTTTTAAATCGTTTAAAGTCATATTTGAAAAATTATTTCGTTGTTGTGGCGTAAAGTTACGCTCTTCGGTTTTTATATTTTCAGGTTCTGCGCGCTCCTCCGTTTCCGGCTCTGCTGCTACCTGTTCGCTTTTCAATTCCTCCGCTTCCTGCGCCGCCGCTGCCATGTTTCGCGCTGCTACCGTTGTGCTTGGTGAGGCTGGGTAAGTTACTGCCGACGTATCAAGCAAACGCCCGATTTTTGTAATCGTTCGCGTGCTGCGGTCTTCGCTCCATTCGTCGTTGTCAATGGTAAAGGCAAACGAACTTTGCGTAATGTCGCCGCGCTTAATCAGCTTGTAAAGGTCGCGCCCGTCTTGCGTGTCAGCAAGTGCGGCCCTGTACTTTAAACCGGTTTCGTCAAGGCTCAATTCTAGCGTGCCGTTCGTCGTTCGTGCTAGTGGTGCGCCGGTATGGTTTAGCAAGAATCTAACATCGTCCTGCATAACGTCGTCAAACGCGCCGCGTGCTACAGACTCTTTGAAATATCCTAAATCATATTCTACGTCGAAATTGCTGGCATAGCCTTCGACTACTAGCGAGTCATCGCCAGCGGCTCGAACTTCTGCCGTTCTTAATTCGACGTTTTCGCCGTATTGGTTGCGCAGTTCTTCCGTGCGCTTATCTTCTTTATTCTCCATTACTTTCTGTTTCTGACACTTTATCTGAATACGCGCCAAGCCTATCCAAAGCGATCGAATTTATTTGAACCGTGTGCGTATTTCCGCCATCGGTATCGTTCATGCCTTCCTTTTCGCGTACTTCGTTAATACTTAACACGCCGTTATTTAGCATCTTGGTGTAAAAATCCGCGCGGCTTTGCATATCGCCACGGTACAAATCGTTCAGATTAAACTTGCTGTAAATCTGTGGGCGCTCCCGCGATTGGATCAACTTGCGGTCAATTTCTTGTTCGATGCGCTTCGCCCAAGGTGCAATCGTGTGCCGTGCGAATTGAAGATTCTGCTGCTCGACGTTGTTATAAGTCGTTTGGCTTTCGAGCTGTACCAACGTAGGCGGCACGCTAAAAATGCGGCAAATTTCTTCCGCTTGGAATTTACGCGTTTCGATGAATTGCGCCTCGTCCGGCGTAATCGTAATGCGCGAATATTTAAAGCCAAACGGTAGCAACTTCGTGCCGGCTTGCTGTGCGGCCTTGTTCCAACTGCCCTGTATAATATCCATCTGCTCCTTTTTCAAAGGCTGATCGCTCGATAGTATACCCGTCATTTGGCCGCCGCTTCCAAAATACTCTGCGCCAAAATCCTCGGCTGCTTTGGCTAAACCTAGATTTTCGCGATGCAAGCGAATTGGTGATTTCCTTTGAAGGTTGCAAATTTCCAGCATATTCTCGGCCTGAACTATGCCCACGTTGCGCACGCTATACACTAATTGCCCGTTCACGTTCTTGCGATCTACGTCGTAAAAGTCTAAGCATATTAGGCTGGTAACGTATCCGCGCGTATCGCGTTCAATAAGTGCGTAACCTACGCCGTTTAATATGGCGTTGCTAATTACCGTCTCCCAGAAATCGAAAGCCGTTTGGTACTCGTTCGGCTTGTATTTGATAACGTCGTACGCTGGGTGAACGTTTGCCGGCTCAATTTCGCGGCCTATGCGCTCATATATCTCTAAATCTAAGCTGGCGAGCGTACTGGCAATTTTGTAAACACAGGCGTAAACGGTCGAAATCGTGAGCGCCGTATTTTCATTAATATTGGCTCCGCTTACGGTCGTGCCGTAAATACCTAAGTCAGCCGCTAAGGTTTGTGAATCGAATTTGCCCACGCGGTACCGAAAGAGCGCGTTAAATCTGTCGCGAAGTGTTGCCATATGGGTTGCAATTTACTAAAGGGAAATTATATCGAAATTCTGTTCTATCTCTTGCGGCGTTTTCATGTGTTCGCCGATGCCCATGACCATTGCAACGATTGGATCAATTTTACCGCCGCTTTTTTGCTTGTCGGCTTTTATGTTGCCGGCCGGATCCATTTTTAATTCGACGTTTCCAAGCGCCCAACGTAGTACCGGATCGCCGTTATGCCATATTTTTCCCGTTCTTGTAAGCACTTCGAGCTGTTTCGTGGGGCTTGACATACTTACAAAACCTTGACCGAACGGCGTTAAAGGCACCCCGTCGTCAACCAAATCTATGGCGATTTGCGTGCTGTTATAGCGGTCGAATGCGATTTTTTGCACCTCAAAACGATGCATAAGGCTGGTATTTTCTATTACTTGGCCTTCTGGCCGGTTCATTACGCCGCTTACAAGCCTGCGAATACTGGCGTAATCGGTCACATTTCCGTCTGTAATATAGACGTTTGGAAGATCCAAAAAAGTGCGGTAAATATGCGAAGGATCGCGGTCTAAAGTAGCTTCAACCGTGTCTTTTGGTAGCCAATAATAGCCGCGAACGTGATAACCTCCGTTTTCAGGGTACACCATTACCAGCGCCGTCATATCCGAAACGCTAGCAAGGTCCAAACCGCCAAAGCACGCGCGCCCTTCTAAATCGGTTTCGCGCTTGTTTTGCATCCAAATTTCGTCCTGTATCCACGTTTTCGACGCGGTAACCCATTGATTTAGGTGCTTTGTTTTAAATTCTACCTCTCGCGATCCGCCTAAATTAATTGCCTGCTGCAATTGGCTGTCCAGTTGTTGCGGCCTTAGCGCCGTACCTAAAGACGGGTTTGCTTTTATCCATGTGCTGGAATCGGTCCAGTCATCGTCTTCATCCAGCTCATAAATAACAGCGAATTGGGCATCGTCTTGCTTTACTCCGTCAAGAATTTCCTTGCACGTTTTTTGCATTTCGTAGCATGGCGATTCGCGGTTAAAGCCTGCCGTCGTAATTGTCAAATGTAACGGGTTACGGCGTGCCTGCATACCGGATCGCAAAACGTTAGCAACGCCATCGGTTGCGTGCGCGTGGTATTCGTCGATGCCTGCAAAATGTATATTTAGACCGTCGAGCGTATCGCGGTCGCTGCTTAGGTACGTACACCGCGCCGAAAGCGTGGGCGCTTTTATGTCGTGTTTTCCGGCTTTCAGGTGTTTTCTGAGCGCCGGCGAAATCGAAACCATCCTTTGCGCTTCGTCAAATCCGATTTTTGCCTGATCTTTCTTGGTTGCTGCAAAATAAACCTCAGCAGCTTTTTCTTGATCAAAGAAAAGAGCAGCGAGCGCAGCGCCCGCCATGAGAGTCGTTTTACCATTCTTGCGAGCAACCGTAATATAAGCATAGTTAAAGCGTCTTGTATTATCTTCACGAAACCACCCGTAAAGATTCCACAAGATAAACTTTTGCCAAGGAAGGGGATCGAACGGCTGGCCGTCCCACTCTCCGACGGTGTGACGAATAGCGCGCTGAAAAAATTGAATATAGGCCGCTGCCGTCTTTGGTCGAAACTCTAAGCCGCGTTCCTCGGCTGTGTCTAAATCGGTAAGATACCGCTGGCACGCTTTTATCGTGTATTTGCTTGCCGGCTGTGTTCCGTGGACTACATCAAGCGCGTACCTATGCGCCTCGCTTTCATGCATCTTTGAACTTTAGCAGGTTTTCTAGTTCGTCATCTATTTCCACATCGACTTCGATACGCTTTCGAGCTGCTGGAGTCATCCCCAACTCTTTAAGCACAACCAAATACTTGGATCGCGATTCTACAAGCATCTGATGTTCGGGCCGGTGCTTCGTCATCGTGCCTCCGTCGCGGTTATGGAATTCGTAGGTATAGCCTTTTTCATCGATAATCTCCTGAAGCTCACGCACCTCGACCGTTAAGCAGGCCGCCATCTTTAGCAAGTCTTCGTCAAGCTCTGCGATGTGTCGCGCGCTGCGCAAACTTTTTTTTATACGCTCGTATTCTATCTTTTGCTTTGCTGTTAGTTCGTCCATGCTTCAAAGGTAATCGCCAAAACCGGAAAAACGATAACTAATATTTTCC